AAACAATTATATCAGTCTTTGCGACCCCAACTCACCGTAGTTGAAGGGGATCTTAGAACGACTGGCCCACTGACACTATTCGTGTAGCATGACAATATTCATATATATCATTAAGTCGGCAATTATTTTAATTTTTAAGTTTTTAGTTAATTGTATATTATTGCTCTAGTTACTAAATTCTTCATTTCTTTAAGTATCACGCATTCATACAAATAACTTTTACTTGAGACTGCATAGCAAGCATTAAATAAACTTTCAGTTTCAGCAATTATTCTTAACTTACTACTAGGATTTCCTCTATTTTCTTTTATCAGTTTCCCTTTATTATCAAATCTTATGCCATCCACCATTGATTCTTCTAATTTATCCAATTTTCTACTGAAAACCAACCTATACAATTCATTTCTTATATTTGTAGGTAAGCTATTCTTTATTAACCAGAATCTAATTATGTCCATGTTAACAGAAGCTGCACTTTGGAAATTTCCTATTCTTTTCTCTTTTCCCAAATAGTTTATATACATATCCAATCCTTGTATAAGTAAAAGTGCTATAGCAGGTTTTTCTTCTACTTTCAAAGGGTATCTCAGCATTTTCTTACCAATAACTGAAATCTTTTCACATTCATTAAGAAATTCAGCACTATCAATTAGCATTCTATAATTTTTGAAAGATTCCAAACTTTGAGAAGCACCTTGAGTAGCTAATTTAAACATTTCTCTTTTAACACTAGCATATTTTATTAATTTAGCTACTGAAAAACTCAGTTTTGCACTCGCCCATCTCTCTAAACTAACTGTTGCATCAATTATACTTTGCGGATTCTCTCTGTAAGACCTATTATCATCTTGCACTTCTCCTTTCAAATACTCCTCAAATTTAGAAAAATTATAATTCTTCTTGTCCATAACAAAGTACTTTTCATAAAACAGTAAACTCGCACCACCACCCCTTCTTTTTTCAACTTGTCTCCAAATATTTATAGCATCAGCTATCTTAATAACTACAGGGTATATTTCATTCAAACTCTTAGTTTCTCTAGTTTGCAAGTACCTAGAAAGCATAACATTCTTTATTCCAATATTTAATAATTTTGAAGACATCCACTGTGACAAGCCTCGTTTTATTATTGCTATTATATTTGGATAATATTCACTTATGAAAGCCATTAAATTAGTACTCCCATCATCTTCCCAGTTACCACAAACTAAATTTGATAATGATCTGTTCACACAACCCGATACCATATTATTTGAAAAATATTGTAATCTTAAAAATTCGAATGAATTAGGTGAGGTTTTTTGCTTTGACAATTGTAATGAATGACCTGACATTATCATTTCTTCATTAAAAAGATCGGACATCTCTTTCGAATCAAAAGCATGCCAAGAATCATCACCACAAACCTCAAAGTTCTCCAATTTATACTTGAATTCCACTTGCTTGGTATTCAATGAATTGTATGTTACAACTGTGTAAGCATAATTTAAAACATTGTTCATTAAAGATGTGTACCTAACTCCACTTGGTAAACCTGCTCTCCATTTATACTCTTTTCCTTTGTAAACAGTGTAAGTGTTGAGTATTGAATTTTCAACCCATTTCGATATCTTAATATAATTATCCCTAGTTTCATCATCTCCTATTTCCATAGAAATTCTGTCACATATTATTCGAACAACTAATCTCATATCGTCAAAGGTATGTTGTGCATTGAAATCTTCAAAATCAAACGAATTTAACTGGTACCCTTTTAAATACGATAATCTTTTTGATGTTCGCCTTAAATTATCATAACTGTCTGTATTCATAAATATATTTTCATTGCTCAAATTCTTCTCGATTGGAAGAAATATGTATGCACAAGCCAGATAATGCAACATAGTCGTCTGGTAAATTGATCTTTCTTTAACCTGCTCTTGTACTTTTTGATGCCCCTTTGTCTTCAACCTGCATTTTTGATCATTTATATTTAACAATTTCTTCTTGTAATCCATATATGCACTTGTTAACCCAACAGTTCTCTTATTCAACTTTATTCCAGAGTCTATTTTTCCAAGCTGATCCTTATATTTATCAGTTTTTCTTTTTCCAACTTCATCATAAAATGATCCACCCACAACAAGTAAATAATAATTGTTCATAAATTCTTCAATTGTCATAACATTATCTATTTTTGTTTTTGATATCAATGTAGTCACTGCAAGCGTAAACCTCATTTGGTACGCTTTTTCACTTCTGTCTTCACCAAAGTTCCCATAACATGTTTTCTTATATGATAATTCACCTTCTGTCCTTTTCTTAAGCTCAACTTTCCAATTCAACTCTCCATCAACTCTCCCATTCAAAACTTGTTTATATAGTGATAATGATAATTTGAGCGAATCATTTAATGAAAAACCTCCATTTAAGTCCAATTTTCTGTTATACTCATGATCCTTCTTAGTTAAATCGATGAAATTTTCAGTATTTATTTTGGGTAGTAAATAGTCCCAATTTCCTTTTCCAACGCAACATGAGTTAAATATTGAAATAACAACACATGTTATCCTGACTTCTCTCGATCCTTTCAATATACACATTATTCCTGCAAGCAAACTAACACAAATTCTGTTTTTACATAACTCCATTAAGACATCAATCAAATGTATTCTAACTTTATAATTTCCATTTTCCACATTTACATTTACAAATTCATTGTACAATTTTAAAATTTCCGTTGCCTTCAAAGAACTTTCCGATTCCAAGTCTCCCGTCGAACTTAAGTTACCAGTTATATAACTATACCTAATTAAGTTTGAATATGAAGAATTACCTCTTATATTAATTAATAATTCTTCAACTTGCTTTATTGCTTGGTCAGTAGCATTCGGGTTTGACCTAACTATTGCCATAACCCTACTAGCTTCACCCAAATCAATTTCTGCACTCACAATGTCTGCTCCAATAGTCATTTTTTCATCAGTTATTCCACTATAAGTTTTTTGATTCATAACAATATGCCAATGTGAATCAGAACCTATTAAAACAAAAGACATCCATCCCTCGTGATCAGGTCTACTAGTAACAACTAATCCATCGCATATAACCATATAACCATTTGAATAGTTCAAATCATTTAAAGCAGACACAGCATCAGTTGAAGTAGTACAATCATTAATAATACTTCTTCTTTTTAAACCATAGAGTAAGTTTTCATAAGATAAACTTGGTGTGCTTATCACTAATTTCACTAAGCAAGCTTGTAAACAATGAGTTTTTACTTGTGGTGATAAGATGTCAGCGTCGTTCAATTTCTGCTCACAATCCAAGGAAATAGTCCCCGTAACGGAAGATATCCCCTTAGACAGTTCTGAAATTATTTTTCTAGTGGTAATAGCCTTGTAACACGTAGAAAAATTATCACAGCAATGTTTAAGAATAGATTCCATTTCAGCTCCCTTTCCGACAGAACCTAACTCCACTGAAAACATCTTTGAAACTAACTCACTCTTCTCTTTAATCTTCTCAGCTTTCATTACCAGTTCATTTTTCCTAAACTTCTCAAGTTTTTTATTTTCTTTTTTCTTCTCTTCAACAAACTCAAGTCTTTTTTCTACACTAATCTCTCTAACACCAGTTACCTGCATAAGCTTTTGATTTAATTCCTCAACCATTTTTCTTAACTCCTTTTGTTCCTCAATTATTTTAAAATTCTCTCTTATCAGTTTTTCATTTTTAGCTTCACTAAAACACAATCTTCTTTTCAATTCAATATTTTCCTCAATCAATCTATCATACGAAGCGTTTTGAAAAAACCTCCTGTCATCAACTTCATTAGCACCATCTATATCCATTTCCACACTTTCAGCATTTTTAAAATTTTCTTCTCCAAATTTTTGCTCTTCTTCATCGTACTCTTCATTTCTTTCAGTGTTATCAATCAAAACATAATTTTCTCCCTCATTGTCAGTTATACTAGTTGGTTCAACATTCTTAAAGCCCTTCCCGTACATCCCACTCGGAACTTCTTTCGTTTCTAAACTTTCTTTTTTCTTGAAAAAAGACTGTATTGAATTTGTTTGAACAACTTTTTTATTTTCTTTAACTTTTTTAATAACCTTTCCTTTTACATTATCCTTACCGGCTCTTTTTTGAGGTATAACTAGACCAGTACCCTTCATTTTATTAATTTTTTCGTTTGGTAACTGTTCAGTAACAATTTCATCATGTTTATTACTTTCTCCTTCTTCTTCACTACTTGCATTTCTACTAAGAACTTTTTCAATATTCATCTTTGAAACACTCTTACCAGAGTAAGAAACAGCAGAGTTAAATCCATTTTGAGTTCCAGTAGCATCCCAAGCCAATAAACCTCCAAGAGCTAGATTCACTGAATAAGTAGCAAAAGTCATAGCAGCAGTTATATTTGCATTTGGATTAAAAGTAGCCGCCAAACTTTTATTACCATACCACAAAGCATTGTTATAATTATTTGTTACCACTACATTATCCAAGAAACCTGCAGCTGTATTGTTCAAAGCGTCCAATTTTATTGCTATTAACAAACTCTTCGTATCATTATCTACTGCCCTAAAATTAGTTCTGTTCGTAAAAACATCACCAAAAATATTATCAGTAAACACCCTAGCAGCAAACCCATTTGGAAATGACTTCTTTAATAAATAAAAGTTTACAGGAGCAATTGAATTGACATATGTACCAATGAGAGTCGTGAAAGACGTGTACACTGACCAATTAACATTATTTATTAGATTAGGTATGTTTACATCCCAACCAAGCATAGCACTAACCGCACCCTGAATAAAATAAATATCTGCATAACCAGTAATTCTACCATCCTTTGCCTGAACACTTTCAGAGTAATTGTAGTCAACAGTTGTAACACCTCTTATCGCTGATTGTCGATAATAAGTAAATTCATTGAACATTTCAAAAATCACACAGTTTACACACATTTCAGCAGTCCACGATGATCTAGCTAACCAAGAGTAGTAATTCCCAGCAGTATAAGGATTCATTGAAGTCTGACTATAATCTTGAGATGAACCAGCACTTACAAACAACCAAAAGTCGTTACTCATTCTTAAATCAGACATACTTGGTATTTGAGTAGCTTGTGTCACTCCAGT